CAGACTGATAGCCCTTGTCATTAACCAACGTCCGCCAGCGAGCCGCTAACGTTTTTCTTCTGTCCTCTGACCAGATCCGGACTGTCGGCAGCATTGGCAGACAGTCGTGGTACAAGGCGATGATTTTTTCGTGCGGACAACGGGAGCCGATTTGTGCCGATCGTTGTTTCGGAGTGAGTTCTTCTTTTGGTTCGGTGAGGTTGAATTTCTCACTTTCATTTACGGCATTTTTCTGTGCGTCTGGAGAGCCGGTTTCGGCTCTACGGACATATACATCGTTAGATGTATTAATTGTTTCTATTACTGGTTCATTTACTGGTTCGCGTCCCGTATTTGGGCCTACCACACGTCCCATATTTGGGACTACGGAAAGTCCGTTTTTGGTACTAGTCCCACATTTGGTACTACCAAAAACGGTACTACCGTTTATGGAACTATCAGGTCTGGCGATAAGATTCAGAATGTAATTATTTGAGGAGTTGAGAACGGTCCGCTCTCTACGGATAAACCCTTTTTCTTCTAGGTAATTGATGGCCTTGTAAACAGTTTTTCTGTTTAGCTCGGTCTCTTTGGCTATCGTGTCCGTGCTTGGGTTGCACTTCCCCGTTTTTTCATTTTTGAAATCAGCCAAGCAGCGCAGTACGCTTTTTGCCGCCGAATTGCCGACAAAAAGTTTCCGCACTGCGTCTGAATCTTGCCAGGACATGATCTCACCTACTGATTGATCATTCGGCGCAAAAGGTTGTTGCGCATTTTGTTCCAAGAGTTCTGGGGCCTAAGGTCCTCAACGGTTACCTCTCCGTTTGTCAGCTCTTCGATCAAAATGCACTTCTCAATTGATCCTGTACGTTTGCCAGCAACCAGCATGCTCACAAACTCAGGCGTAACACCAAGCTTTTCCGCTAACTGCTTCTGAGAAATCTCAGGATGGTTTTCAAAATAGTGTTTGAGTTTCATTGCTATTCACACATAACGTTTTGTTTTGATGTTACGCATAACATTTAGTTATGTCAAATTAACAATGTGTTGTTTAATACCTCTAAGGAGAAAACAATGAGACCAGTGAGCGAAATTCGTAGGGAAAATCTCGAGTTGTTAATTGAAGAGGAAGGCACCATCCCAGCCTTAAATGAAAAGCTTGGGAGGCGCAGAAATGATCCATCCTTGTCATTTATCCGGGCCCAATCGGTCCGTAGCAGCACGGGAAAGCCCTATTTGATGGGAGACAAAATGGCCCGCGACATAGAGTCAAAGCTGCACCTAGGGCGCGGTTGGATGGACACTGATCACACAGGCATGCTGATTAGTTCGATCGACAAGCCTGCCGAAGGCGTCAAGGTACTCGAGCTCGAAAACACTGGAAGCATGGGAGACGATCCAAGCGTATTAGAACAAGATGTCATCGTCGGTGGCCTGACCTTGGCACCCGATTTTGTGCGCAGACTCAACCCATCTAATCCCATGAACCTAAAAGTTTTGACAGGACATGGCGATTCTATGCTCCCGACAATTGCACCAGGAGATAAGGTCCTCATAGATGAGGGCGTCAAAGATCTTTATGACGGAATTTATGTCCTGCGCTCCTATGACACGTTGTTTATTAAACGGGTTAACAAGAATCTCAAGGGCGTCATCGTTATATCTTCTGACAATCCTACCGTGAAGCTTAGTGAAGAACTCGACGGGTCGGAACAATTGGAAATCGTCGGTCGCGTTGTCTATGTTTGGCACGGGACATTTGTCTAACCAAAACCGATTTCAGAGCTATTTTTGAAGGGCAAGGACAATGAAAAAAATACTTTTACTCCCGTTACTGCTTCTCTCCGCCGTCAATTCATACGGTGCTAGTTTTGATTGCAGCAAAGTAAGAAGCTGGCCGGAAAAAATGATTTGTAGCGACCCTATTTTGTCGATTGAGGATGAGCGATTGGGCAAAATTTACCAACTCGCAAAGAAGAAAACAGGTAACAGCAAAGAATTTAAGGCACTAGTAAAAAAGAATTGGCAGGAGAGAGGAGCATGCACGTCTAAATTCTGCATTGAAGACTGGTATGAAAGGGTGAGCCGGGAATACAAAGACATAATTGAAAAGGATGTCGTTCATACCGATAGAGGAGCCGGAGAAGATCCTAGGGTCTTTGAAAACCCGCCAGATCAGCCCGCACCAAAACCTCTACCCAAGAAACTTAGCAAAGACGAGGAAGCTGCTTTAGCCTATTTTGCCCTGAACATTTGTCTCCGTGCCCACTACGAAAACCTTGAAGACGGGAAAATCGACATTATGTACCTAACAAAAATGGCTCAAGAAAAGTGCCGAGACAATTATCAGAGAGTTCTTGAGCTAGTCGATAAGAACTTCAAATACGCTCCAGATAAGTACGGGATAGTAAGCTCGGTTATAGAGTCTCAGACATACACGGTCATGTCAGACTTCATGAAATATCGAAAAAAATTAGAGAAATAGTCTTTTTATCTCTTACTCCAAGCCGCTCTAAGCGGCTTTTTTGTTGCGTACAAGAAACAAATCGGCACAAATACCTAACTTAATGTTATTTATTACATAACGTTTTGCTTGCGTTTTAACATAACATTATGTTATTCTTTCCTCACCAAGCAAACGTTCTTTAAAAATCCTTCTGAAGCTTGTCAGGAAGGAAAAGGGTTCTAAGGCCGAGTAAACCGAAAGGCTATGAACTCAAGCGGGTGGCCAGTGAATTGGCCCGAGATGTCTAGCGAAAGCGACGGCAAGGCGAGGAATGCTGAAAGGATTGTGACGTTAAAGTCGTCAGGTACGAGTAGGGGCCGACAAAAAGCAGTTCACAAACAACAGCGCTTTCCGGCAACTTCTCCTTTGGATACATCTAGCACACGCTGGAGGGCGCTTCTGTTTCTTACAGGAGAGAAAAAATGCTTTTAAAAGTTAAACGCGTTATCCCTAGAGCTTATGAGATTTATTACAAGGGTCAAAACATCATCAGCTTAATTAGACCAAAGCCTAATGACTGGCGTTTTTCCGGATTCTTTATGAAAGAACAAGACAAGGTAAACGACTTGTTATTGGCAAACGTTTTCGGTCTGAGTTTCCGGACAAAAAGACGAGCGCTCATCGAGCTAGAGGTCATTTTTGCAAGATTTGAAGCCCTACAGACCGAGCTGACAGGCCGGCTCATCAGGAGATAACCATGGAAAAACCAAAGAAATTAACGAAGAAACAACGGCTCGAATTGCTGAAGCAGAAAAGAGCTGCCAAGGCTTATTGCGACGAGTTGGCCAAACGAAATGAGTTCGACTATGGAAATTGTTGGGATTATGCCTGCGAGTTTGGGCGCGGTTGGGAAGTCGATGAAATCTACAACTACCTGAGACGGTATTGCTGAAAAAGGATAAGGGAGAAAAATGATCTTGTTACCAGACGAGCAAAAGAAGCTCTTTAATTTCGTCATCGACGATCTTCTGAAAGAACGCGGCTCCGCCATTTACCTCACTGACGCGCTTGCTTATGCAGAGCGCGCTGTTGTATCTGCCCTGCTCAATGGCAAGAAGGAGATAACACTTGATCTCGGCCACGTTGTCCAGACTGCTGAAGCTCAGAGAGAAGTCAAAGCCCTCTTCAAAGAGTATGCAGCGGATTTCATCTCCGGCCTTGGAATAGAAGCGATTGATAAAGACATCTACCCAGATGTAAAAAATTAAATTTCTCTCCTCTGCCCCGCCAGTTTTCCTTCTTGAGCTGGCGGTTTTTTACAGTTTTGAACCTGCGAAAGGGAAATTTTTGCCCGGACTCCGTCCCCTCGTTTGTCGATTGAGAGGTACTTCAAGCGGGAATAATCAGTAATTGGGCAAAGGTCCTGGTTTGAGATCGCATATAGAGATTACTGATCGCAGGTTCACCCCAATCTCGAGGTTGTCATGAATAAAAAATTTGATGATCTGTTAGAGGACGATCTCGCATGTTTCCTCTGCGCTCTGATCGCCTTCGCCCTGTTTTTCGGCACGTTGACCTTAGTCCTCGGCGCCGATGCCTTTCAGCGGTGGCTGCTATGCATGTAACTCCGAGAACATGCCCCGGGCCAGGAGATCTCTGGCAAATGAGCTGGCAGGAAGAAAAACGGCAAGCTGAATATGAACGGCTCCTCGAAAAGTTCTTTGAGGAGTACATCCCTCACTACTGTGACGAGCGGATCAATCAACTGGCCGAGAACGGTGAGGATGAACGACATCCTGAAATTGAGCCTTTGTTTGACGAATTTTTGAAGGAAAACGAATGGCATTAAAACTCACTAAGAGAGAGAGAAGGCGCCTCTACTACCTCGAGCATCAACAAGAAATTAAAAAGAAGTGCAAAGAGTATTACTACGCGAAAAAAGTAAAGCCTAAAAGGCAGAGAAAGTTGCCTCCACAACAGGGTCCCTTCTCTGCCTTATTTATTGGAGTAGAAAATGACTAACGAACAACGCGCCGCCTGGTTAGAGGGACGGCGTACAGGCATCGGCGGATCGGACGTGGCAGCGGTGCTTAGTTTGAACCCATGGAAGACGCCGCTCGACGTTTGGAACGATAAACTCGGACTTTCTGAAGACAAGGGAATGTCTGAGCCTGCGTACTGGGGAACGGTGCTTGAAGACACGGTCGCAAAAGAATTTCAGTTACGCACTGGCAAGAGAGTTCAAAAGGTTTCTCACCAGTTCGCCGATCCGGAAACTCCTTGGGCGATTGCAAACATCGACCGGGCAATTATCAATCCCGAGATTGCCGGAAAGGTTCGTCCGCTGCTGAAGGTCGAAGAGATTGAGCGCTATGCCGACATCGCCGGAGTTGAGCGCATTATTAACACGGATGTCGCTTTTGAGGCTAAGACGGCAAACGCTTTTACAGCTGACCTTTGGGGCCCGAGCCAGGAGCTCGAGATCAGACAGAACAACCTCAGAACTGAGCACGTAATTCCGCTTTACTACGAAACTCAGATTCAGTGGTACTGCGGCATTCTTAAGCTCAAAGGAATGTATCTCGCAGTTCTGATTGGAGGATCGGATTTCCGGATGTACTGGGTAGATGCTCGTCCGGATGTGTTCCAGGTCATCAAAGAAAAATGCTCTGCATTCTGGAACGAAAACGTTCTGAAGAAAATCCCGCCCGATCCAATCAACATTGATGACGTACTTCAGCTATATGGAAAAAGTAACGGAAAAGCTGTGGAGGCTCAGGGTGAGCTTGCTATTGATTATGGTGAGTACGCACGTATTGCTGGTGAAATTAAGGAACTTAAAAAGCAGCAGGACGCGCTCAAAACCAGAATTGCAATAAGCATGAAGGACAACGAGATTCTCACGCTTGACGGCAAGAAGGTTTTGACGTACAAGACCCAGACATCCAAGCGCTTCGACTCAGACTCTTTCAAACAGGAACACCTGAATGATTACTTTGACTATCTAAAAGAGAGCTCCACTCGCGTCATGCGTGTGTGCGCGTAACCTTTTAGGTTGATGGCTACACAAAATGAGCAGGGTTTCTACTGATAAAAAGAGCGGTTTTGTGTAATATTCGCTTCGAGCACTACAGTACGGTGCAACAAGAAAAGGCTTTCTCGGTTGAGCCGGATCAAC